TCTCGTTGTTGAAAGTCAGCGTCTGGTTGGCGCTTACAGAGATCCCGGTCGCCCCATCCGTCGGGACAGAGCTGCTCAGCGCCAGCGCGCTCACGCTCGCTACTGCCGGAGTCTGCACCTGGGCGAACCAGTCGGTCGGGTCAAAGGCGTCGGTGTCATCGTCGCCCCACACCCGCTTGACCTCTTCGTTGGTGGCTCCAACGTCAAAGGCATAAGTGCTGGACACCGCCGTGAACACGATCTCCGTGGTCTGCGGCGCCGGCGTGTCGCCCTGGGTCTCGAAGCTCTCAGAAGGCGTCGAGAACTTGCCCTTCAGGTACCAGTAGTAGCGATAGCTGCCGTTGGATTTCTTCGACTTGAACCCCAGGGCATAGTCCGGTGGGGTTGCTCCCGTGTCGTACACCCGCCCGGTGCTCGCGTCGAAGGTCTTGCCCAGCACCGCTGCCAGCATCTCCGGTGGGATCCCGGTGACCGTCAGGGTCAGCTCGGTCTCGCCTTCCGAGACAAAGGTGTCATACGGATTGTCGTCTGCGTACTGGGTCTCCCGGTTGACTGATGGCGCAACGCCAACGACTGCAACCGGGGCAAAGTAAGCCGGCGTTCCGGCCGTGTATGCAGCTGCGCTGTCCGCAGAGATCGCCGCAACGTACAGGTCGGAGACGCCAATGGTCGATTTATACTCGCCCGAATTGATTGTCATCTCACTCGTCCTCCAAGTATGTATACTCCAAGGCCAGGCCAAAATGCCTGGTTTCCTGGTTGAAAGGTAGCTGATTCTTCGCCGACCGTTTGAAGCCTGCGGCGATCATCGCCGTATCCACGTCCGGCAGGCTCACCAGCCCGTTCCGGTCGTAGACCGACACTTGCACCCGGTTGCCGCGCAGCTCCTCGGCGTCATCCGCCTGCAGGACCGGCTGCGAGCTCACCAGGAAAAACACGATAAACTGGTCCGGCAGCGCCGTCCCGGTCTGTGGGATGTACACCTGGTTGGCGTAGGGTACGCTCAAGGTGGCGATCGCCGTGGCCGCGCGCTCGAAGATAGTCGTCATTCCAGGCCTAGCTCCTCTTTGAACACCTGGCGCATCGCCGCCCGGGCCTTGCTCAGATCGGTATCCAGCGTTGGCCGGATATACGGCTGCGCCGGCGTGTCCACCGCCCCATACTCCTGCACGGTCCCATAGCGCGCCGTGTCGGCGTCCACGTCCCGGTTCAGCCCGACCTCGATGTAGTGATAATTCCCTTCCACCTTCGGTCCGTCAACGCTCAGGTTGTTTTCCAGGTTGTGTGTATCCTTCGGCGCCCGCTGTCGCATCCCGTCCAGCAGCACTTCTCCTCCGGCGTCGAGCGCCCGGTCGGTCACCTGGTCAACGCTCCTGCCGGCCTGGGCCACGCGCTCCAGCCACTCATCAAAACCCTTCGTCGAGAACTTCACCCGTACTGGCATATCAGCTCTCCACCATCAGGCGCAGCTTCAGCTCCATGTACTCGCTCCTGTCGCCGACATTATCGATCGACACGATCTCGTACACGTCAGAGCCCTTCTGGATCAGGCAGGTCTCATCCAGGCTGGCGTTGTAACGGATCAGGACCGTGGCCGGCTTGCTCGCGTTCAGCGCCGCCGCCTGCCATGTCTCCTGGCCGTGGATGTTGGTCCACTTCGCCCAGACCGTGGCGAAAGACACAAACGTATCTGTCTGGAACCCGCCCGCGCCGGTCGCAACCGTGCGCGTCCCCAGCGTAATGCTGGTGCGCATCTCTCCAGGATTGGTGACCTTGCTGCCGATGATCATGCTATCCTCACGCCGTCCAGAAGGCGATCTCTTTTTTGATCGTCTGCCCGTACACGTCCGGGGCATCCTCGATCACGATGGTGTAAGCGCTTGCCGCCGTCAGGCTGGCGCTTGGGTTGATCGTCAGGATCTTCCCGCTCACGTCCAGGCTGTTGACCGTTGTTACCGTCGCCAGGCTGGCGTCTTCCAGCGTCACACAGCTCGTCGCTCCGCTGGCCATCTCGTGGTTGAATATCAGTATAAAGCTGGCTGTGATCGCCATCTCCCCGCTGATATTCGTTGAGACCAGCGCCAGCGCCTCATCCGGCACCCCGCTGATCTCCGCCATCTGCGCCAGGGCTTCCAGCTGCGTCAGGCAGGCCCTCAGGCCGTGGCCCAAAGTCTCGCCTGCCCCCATCCCGCCTGGATCCTCATGCCAGCGCACCAGCAGCATGCGCGCCGCCGCTTTGGCTTCAGGACGGATGTTCGTATCCGCTGTCCAATCCCGCCCGGTGGCCATCTCGATAAACTTGTCCACCATCGGCAGCAGGTCCAGCATCGTCTCGTCCGTCTCGGTCGTCCGCAGGACGTTCGCTGCTTCCAGGGTCGTCAGGATGTTAGCCATCAGCCACCACTCCCATCTGCACCAATGCGCGCACGCCGCCCATGGCCGTCACGCCCTCGTCGTACTTGACCAGGTAACGCATGTTCTCGTTGAAGCGCCCCAGCTGCTCGCCCATCTCATAAGCCAGCTTGAACTTCTCCGCCGTGAACTTGCGCAGCTGCGCCAGGGCCTGGATGCTGCCGGTTTGCCGCCATACGTTCCAAACATATTCGACTTTCCCGCCGGCGTGCCACATGTTCTCTTTCAGATTTTCGCCTTCTTGCTGCGCCTTGGCCGAGCAGCGCTCGAACTCCTGCCGGCTGATCATATCGCTCCGGTTCAGGTAGCGCGCCGCCTCGGCCATCGCTCCGGCATTCTCGCCGGCCACCTGCGCCGCCAGCTCGATCTGGGAGACCAGGTCGCCGACTTTATCGAACTTGGCATCCAGCATGGCCTGGTCCAGCAGGGCCTTCAGCCTGTCCAGCGTGCTCTGATTGAGCTTCCAGGTCTGTTCGTGCTCTCGGAAGCGCTCCTCGTAGAAATCCTTCTCGATTTGCGCCTCGCCTTCAAAGCCATACAACGGCTGGAAGAACTCGGACTGCCAGCATTCCAGGTGCAGATCGATGCCCAGCCCATGGGCGTATCCAATCCAGAAGGCATAATTGACCGCCTGGTAGGTATACTCCGTGTTGCTAGTCAGCTCGCTGCCGTAAAGCCAGATCTCCTGGTAGCCCAGGTAGATCGCCAGGGCCAGCGCCTCCGCCGGGCTGGAGCGCAGGTAGTGATAGGGCACCAGCCCCAGCACTCCTTCTAGCGGGTAGCGCACCGAGTTCGGCACGCGTGGATCTACGTCGATCATGAAGATCCGCTTATCCGGACCATGATCCTGCTGCAGCCATCCCCAGTAGCCCTTATTCACCCAGTTCTCCAGACTCGTATAGACCTCCGGCCGGTGCAGCTGCAGGACCGCATCCCAGCGGTGATAGACTTCCGTCTTGAGAGGGGCCTCGTTGAACAGCCAGATCTCGAAGCGCGGATCGTCAAACGGCGCATTTTCACGCGTCGCCGGATGGCTGCCGACGATGGCCAGCGGCCGGTGGGCACCCCCGCCGTTATGACGAGGATGTCCACCATTGCCATCGATATGCAGAGTAGGATCCAGCCGCGCCCGCATGTTACGCAGAAGCAGAGGCCGTCACGCTGACCATCGTGGTCTGCTTGTACCGTGCGCCCAGGAACGCCACCGCGCTCGCAAAGCAGGCGGTGAAGGCGTTCATCTCGATCCTTACCCGGGCGTACTGGTAGTCATTGGCTGCCAGCGCAGCCGGGTCGACCTCGATCCACAGCGACAGTCCCTCGTCGCCATCGGTCAGGTCAATGCCCGTGGAGGCGGCTGCAGTGGGTCCATCCCAGGTATTTGCCGATACCAGGCCCGACTTGCGGTAGGTATAAGCCACGTTTGCCTCGGCGCCGCCCTCTGCGGTCGCCGCCTCAACGGTGATGTCGATCACATCCGTGGTCGCGTTGGGCGTGGTAACGCCAAACTGGACCAAAAACGCCAGCCGGTGAGCACCCTTGAGATTGACGTAGGGTGTAGCGGTTGCAGTGGTGCCGAGATCAGCGGGAGCGATCAGGGGCACAACATTGTCGTACATAGCCAAAGTATTCATCTTGAATTCTCCTGTTCTCTCAAGATCGCTTGCTTACACGCTGGCCGAGGTCAGCACGACGAACGGCGATAGGGTGCTGGTGCCGTTGGCCGGGGTCAGCGCCGCGTGCCAGGTGGGCTGGCCGTCGATCCGGTAGACGAACCGGAAGGCCGTCTCATCGGTCACGAACTGCACATGGATGCTGGATGCGGTCTTGACCCCACCCTTGTTGATCGTCTGGTACTGGCTCATGCTGGCCAGCATGATGTCGCCGGTAGTCCCCAGGGTAGCCGCATACTCGACCTCGATCACCGGCTTGCCCATCAGCATTGCATAGGGCGAGCTGGAAAGACCGCCAGGCGGCATCCACACGAACTGGTAAGTGCTGCCCAGCTGCATCAGCTGTGGGAGCGCATCCTGGTTGATAAACCAGGCGTAATCGTTCACGCCGGCCCAGCGCCGCGCCCACATGCCAACCACGTCCGCCAGCTGGATCTTGCTGGCGTCTACACGGAGCTGAGAAACCAGGCATGGGCTGGACATGATCCCCAGCGGTTTGCCAACGCCGTCGCCATTGTAGATGGCGTCTTCCGTCCGGAAGCGCAGCACGTTCGGCACCACCCGGTTCAGCCAGCTCTCCAGGTTAGGCAGATCTTCAAGCTGCTCGTCGGTGGCGTAGCACAGCGCGGCCACTTTCTTGAGCTTCAGCTCGATCTGGCGAAACTTGGGCTTGGAGGCCGTGATGGTGCTGCCCTCGCCCAGCCAGTAAGCGGTCACGCCGCCGTACTGGCTGCCGTTGACCCGGCTGGTCTCGTCGATGCCATTGTAGGTCATCGAGTTGGAACCGCCGCCGATCGGATCGGACGCCACCCGGCCCAGGATCTCGCCGGTGTTGTACATCCGCTCCAGGATCCCGCTGGCGACAGTCGGCTGCAGCAAGTAGCCGCCATCCGCCGGCACGCCTTCGGACAGCCCGGTGGCGTCCCGCACGCGCAGCGGGCGCAGGCGAGGATCTTCACGCCCGGGGTACAGGCCGGCGATCTTGACCGCCTGGAAGAACTCGCCGGGGGTCATCGGCTGATCGGCTTCGTCGGTCACCACATGGGCGCCGCCGGCCGGGATAAAACGCTGCGCCGGGTCGCTTCCGCCACCGGTGGCGTTCAGCATGGATAGGTACAAAGCGTTTGCCTTACTGGCATCATTCTTCGCCTCGTCCAGTTGCGGGCGCAGAGCGACGGCCTGGTCGTTCTCTCCCGCCTCGAAATGAGTGTCAATCTGCGCGGCGATCTGTTGAACCCGCGCCTCGGCCGCATTCACGGCATCCAGATACTTCTTCAGGTTCATAGGTTATCTCCTTTTCGATCTTGGCGCGGGGTCAGCCATATCCGATGGCAGACCGCCGCAGTTCTTGTCCGTACACGCTCCCCGGCTCGCCAGGCCAGCGAACCGCTTTGCGATTCCGGTTTGCATTGAGTAAAAGCCTCATGATGCCTATACATAAAGTTTCACCTCGGCCCGCAGCCGGATGATCTCCGGATCTTCCGCCGGCTCTTCCGGCTGCACCGGGGTAGACAGCAGCGCTCGCAGCGCCTCCGGCATGTTCTGGTACTGTCCCATCCGCAGGGCGTTGACTACCGCCATCTCCGGGGCTGCCTTGGTCTTGGTGCTGATCACCTCGTCGGCGAAGCCCATCTCCACCGCTTCCCGCGCGCTCATCCAGGTCTCGTCCGTCATCATCCTGGCCAGCCTCTCCCGGCTCATCTCCGTGCGCACCTCGTACACGTCCATGATGCCCTCTTTGACCGTCTTGAGCACATCCAGCACCTGCTTCAGCTCTTCGATATTGCCATAGGCCAGGGCGATCGGATCATGGATCATGAAATACGCGCTATCCTGCATCCTCACCACGTCCCCGGCCGTGGCCACGATCGTCGCCGCGCTGGCCGCCAGGCCGTCCACCCGCACCGTCACCCGGCCTCTGTACTCCACCAGGATCGAGCGGATCACGCTGGCCGCGAACACATCCCCGCCGCCGCTGTTCATCCGGATCGTCACCGGTCCGCCGGCGCCGATTGCGTTCAGGTCATCCTTGAACTTCGCCGGCGTGATCTCGTCGCCCCACCAGCTGTACTCAGAGATAAAGCCATACATCTCGATCTCAGGCTCTCCGCTCTCCGCCTCGGCTGCGTTGCGCACCGTCCAGAACGGCTCATACGGCCTGGCCGTGCCTTCAAATACTCTCATAGGTTGCTTAGACATTGTTGCTGCCTCCAATTTGTGTCATATTGGCCGGGATATAGTAGACATCCCCGTCAGGGTACGCCGGCATGTCCTCGATCTGGCGCGCTTCGTTGGGCGTGAGCTGGCCGGAAAAGATACGCTTTTCCAAGGTCTCTGACCTGGTTCTGGCGTCTGTCCGCAGCAGGGCGTCCCGGTTGAAGCGGAAATACATGTAATTCTGTTCGGCCTCGCTCAGCCATTTGATCGCCGCCGCCTGCTCCCATTGCACCAGGTAAGGATCGAGCGTGGTGTTCAGGTAATCCAGGTTCTGCTGCTCGTTGCTCTCATAGGATTGCTTGCCCATGTTGAGCTTGTACAGCGGCATGCCGAAGAAGTTGGCGATCTCCGTGTCATTCTCGGCAATGCTTTCCAGGAACTGGGCATCGACCGGCTTCATCGTGATCGGCTCGAATTTGGTCACCTTCGGGTCGAAGATCGTCAGCCCCTCCCGCATCGCCTCTTCGTAAGATTTTCTAAACTTCTTGCGCGCCTCATCGTTGAGCTCGCCCGCCACCCACACCACGCCGCTGGGGTTCAACCCTTTCCCGGCGATCTTGTTCTGCGTGGCGTAGTTGCTCAGCTGCCGTCCCAGGGTTTCCCGGGCGTAGCCGATCACCCCCCGCCCGGTCACGCCGTCGGTAGAGTTGAGCAGCAGCGCCAGGACTTCAACGTCGGGATAATAGGCCGGCGCCTGGTCGGGCAACCGTACTTCGTACCACAGGTTCCCCTGGGTATCGAACAGCGGCGAGGTCTGATCGGTCGGCAGCAAAAACAGCTCTCGCCTCCGCCCGGCCTGGCGTGGCGGCTGCCAGATGTACGCCGCCCCATGGGTTACCAGCCACATGACCGCCATTTTTTTGAACACCAATGGCGTCATCCAGCGATTGGGGCTCACTTCCAGCAGCCAGGAGATATTCTCTGTTTGATTGGATGGCCGCACCCGTTCCACCTGCCCCGGTCGCCGGCTCAGGAAGGTCTGCAGGGGCAGCTTGGCCACGTCATCGCTCAGGATATTGATGCACCGATAAGCTGTAGCGATGTTCCGGCTGGTCTGCGCGGTCACGATCTGCCCGCTCACCGATGGCAGGTCAATATACTCCGCTCCCTGCAGGAATGCCTTGACGTAGGGCGACATATCGTCCGTCGTTTGATTGCTAATTCGTCGTCGAATGCGCTCGAAAATATTCATAATCAGAACTCCGAATCCCGCGCCCAGAAGTCATTCTCCGCCGCCGCCACCACCGTCCCGGTCCCTTCGAAGCGGTACCAGTGCCGGCCGGCCTGGTCGATGGTCCAATCGTAGTGATAATCGCCGGTATCATCCTTGACGCCTACACCGGTCGTGATCACCCCGTCCGGCTCCTTGACTTTGACCGCGATCGTGGTCGGATCAGTCGGGGTCCCGCCGCTGGTGAATGTAGCGCTCAGCCTGATCTTGTCGCCTACGTCATAAACGTTTGCCATATAAACGCTCCTACGGGTTGCTGGTATCCGCGATCGTCACGCTGAATAATCCTGCATCGCCCAGACTGATCTCAAATAGCGCCGCATCCGCCACCGACACATCATCGAGCCTGTCGCCAGACGACAGGGCTGCAACAAAAGCCCCTGCCGACTGCAATAAACCCGCCAGCGCCTTGCCGATCCTACGCGCCAGGCTACCATCCGGCGAAATCATCCCGCTCAATGCCCTGCCGGTCTGCCTCGCCACTTCGCCGGCCGTGGTCAGCGTTCCGGATACGCTCTGATAGAACAGGCCTGCCGCCTTGATAGCATTCACCACGCCCGATGAGCTCAGCGCGCCCGCCAGGACAGTCGCCGCCCGCTTGATCAGGCTACCATCTGGGGCAATCGTCCCCGCCAATGTCCTGCCCGTGCGCATCGCCACGGCTCCGGCAGTCGTCAGCGTCCCGGCCAGGCTGATCAGCGCCGCCTTCACAGTGGCCAGCGTTCCGGAAGAAGCCAACACGCCGGTAAGGATCTTATTCGTCCGCTGGACCACCGCGCCGGCGCTGGAAACTGCGCCATCCAGGATCTTCCTCACCGAGTTGACCACCGTCCCGGCCAGGCTCAGCGCACCGTCCACTACCTGATAATAGGTCGTCCCGCTGCCCATTTTCTGGGCCAGCAGCTCGCCGGCCGCGGCCAGCGCCCCGCTTACGACCTTGCGCGCCGAGCTGATCAGCGCCCCGGCGGATGTCAGCTCTCCGGAAGCTGCCTTACCCGTTCGCTGCACCGTTGTCCCGGCCGGTGTGACCCCGCCGGACGCCGTTTGTGTGTACACGGCATTGGGGCAGGAGAACTCCATGGTGGAGATCCGTGCCCGCCTGGCAGTCCCGGTGCCTATGGTTGCAATAAATCTGAGCCGCAGACTGGAATAGCTGGTTATAGCATTGGCTTCTGCCTCAGACAGCGTATAACTGAGCGTCTGGTAGCTGGCCGTGGTGGTAAGCGTGCCCGAGGTAGCCCTCAGGGTTGTTCCCTCATACAGATACAGCACGCCCGTAACCACAGCCCCGCCGGATGCTGATTTTTTTGCGCTGCATTGAATTACATGGCTGGTTGCAACCTGCGGATCGGTAACGCTATTCAGACCGCATTCAATGGTTCTTGTTACGCTGGCCGTAGAATCTGTCTGCCAGGCCGTTGTATCTCCGTCCGTCGATGCCATTCCCTCGTCCAGCTCGTCGAACGCGTCTGTATCGCTGTCGCCCGCGTATTGGGCCCAGTCGGTTTTAGAAATATCGCTCGTCGGATTGGCGTATTGGGTCATATCAACTCTGTGTGTTCGTATCGCTGATCACGATCCCGAACAGGGCTGCATCCGATAACGTCACATCGCCAATCACCTCGCCCGCCGATAGGAGGCCAATCGCCTCCAGCACGCCGGCCAGCAGCTTGCCGATTTTGCGGACCAGACCGCCCGATGAGCTCAACGCGCCCGCCAGGCTCTTGCCGGTCTGCCGGACCACCTCGCCCGAGGTCGTCAGCGTTCCGGAAATGACTTGATAAAACGCCCCCGCCAGCTTAAGCGCATCCAGGACGCTCGAAGAAGTCAATGCCCCCGCAAATGCCTTGGATGTCCGCTTGATCACATCGCCCGCGCCGGTCAGCGCCCCGGCCAGGGCCGTCGAGACATGTTTGACCACAATTCCATCCGGGGTGATCGATCCCGCCAATGCCTTGCCCACCCGTGTCGCCACAGCGCCGGCAGTCGTCAGCGTCCCCGCCAGGCTGATCAACGCAGCCTTGACCGTGGCCACCACGCCGGATGACGTAAGCGCGCCGGACAGCGTCGTCGCCGTGCGCTTTGCCAAGTCACCCGCGCTGTCCAGCGCGCCAGATAGTGCTGTCGCAACATGCCTGGCCAGGCTGCCGTCCGGCGCAATTGCACCGGCCAGAGATTTCCCTGCCCGCAGAACCAAAGCGCCCGCGCTGGTCAGCGCGCCGGCAACATCCTGGTAATAGATGCTGATGATCTTGAGTGCATCCACCACGCCGGACGACGTGAGCCCACCCGTGAAGGCCTTGACCGCCCGCTTGATCAATCCACCATCTGGAGTGATCGACCCGGCCAGCGCCTTTCCCGTTCGCATCACAGCCGCGCCTGCGCTGGTCAGCTCTCCACCCAGTGCCATCAGCGCGGCCTTGACGGTGGCCACGGTTCCTGCGCTGGCGAATACCCCCGCCATAGTCTTAGATGTTCGCTTTAGAACCACGCCCGTGCTGGTCAGCACCCCGGATAGCATCGTCGAAATGCGCCTGACCAGTCCACCATCCGGGGTAACGGCCCCCGCCAGGATCTTGCCTGTTCGCAGAACCAAAGCGCCTGCGCTGGTCAGTGCTCCCGTCGTGGTCTTGGATACTCGTTTTAGAACCACGCCCGCGCTGGTCAGCGCCCCATAGAGCGCCGTTGCAGTACGCCTGGCCAGGCTACCATCTGGAGTAATCGCGCCACTCAACGACTTGCCAGATTTCAGCACTAGCGCGCCGGATGATGTAATTCCACCAGCCAGGGCTATAACCGCTGTTTTGACCGTTGCTACTGTACCGGCAGATGTAAGCTCCCCCGATAGCATCTTGCGCGCCGAGTTGACTAACACGCCCGCAGATGTAACCGCCCCGGTCAATACCTTACGCGCCGAGTTGATCAACGCCCCCGACGATGTAACTCCGCCTGCAACCGGTTTCCCGGTTCGCATTGCGACTATCCCAGCCGGGGTATTTGCACCACTCACCGACTGGTTATATGCCGTTCCGCTGCTTAGATTGCCGCCCTCCCAGTCGTCAAGGCGAGAGGTGGAACTATTAGAATACCCACATATACCGGCGTAGCCGGACGACAAATCCGAAACAGTTATTGTCCCTGGTGGATTAGGGGTGGCCCCGTCGTCTTTGGGAGTTAGCGTTGTCCCGCTAACCTCTAGCCGCATAGTACTCCCGGCGGCAACCGCTGCGCCAGTCGAGCCGAGCTGCGACCATGATCCGGTTACAACTTTAAACATGAATGATGCTACACTATTGGAGTAATACCCATAATAGCTGTTAGCACTTGCCGCACACCGAACGGCTGGCCCTAAATGCGCCGCGCCTGATGTTGTTGCCTTTAGATTAATTTGTGCATACTGGTCATTGCTGAAACTGTCGGCGTTCCAGTGGGCGCAAGTTTCCGTATTATTGGTATTTGAGTGTACATCATCCGATGATGCTATTACTTGAAATGCCCCGTTATTAGCCGTCCAGCTCGCGCTATATGTGGTTAATGCCGCATCTGATCCGGTAGTAAAACTATCTGTGGCAGGTAATGCCCCGCCGCTGATGGTGCGCATTGACTGCCCAGTCTTGGTGTTGTACCAGACCCGGCCAGCCAATACCCAATCGCCAACGCGGTTATCTGTCATCAGAACTCCACGCCCCCCAGGAAAAACGCCTGTCCCTGCCAGACATTGGCCGCAAACTTGACTAATAGCCTGAGCTGGCTATTGGTCGATACTAAATCCGGGTTGATCCCGAAACTGGCAACCGTTAACATAAAGATTTCTTGCTCTTGCGCCGTCATCTGTCGCAAGCGGGTATTAAGAGTCGCTATGTCAAATATGCTATGCCAGCCCCCATACCGCTCGGCGTAGATTCCCCCATACCTCTGGTTGAATTGCATCATCCCGGCCACCTGGCGCAGCAGCTCGCGCCAGGTCGTAGAGGGCGTCAACCAATCAGTTGGTAGGTCTATCGCCTCAAAAAATGTATCTACTCCCGGATCATTTACCGAACCATCCAGATTATCCGGGAAGTCAAACACATCCACATTGGCGGTCAGAGCAGTATGATCGGCCTCGCTGATGTCCTGCGCCAGTAGCAAGCAGGACGGCACGAAGCCATAATCCATCATCGACCAGCGTGACAGTACCAGCGCCGGGGGGTCGGGGTCATAGCGCCAGGCAAAATACTTCGGCCCGCGCGCCTGTGTCCCCGCCCCGGTCGATACCGTCTCAATCGGCAAAAGGTAGAACTTTTGCATTATCCGCCTGCGGTCAGGGTCAAGCTGTAGGTGAATTGGATGCTATCGCCGTTGACCACGTTGATCGCTGCAAACTCAGACCGATCCATCAGGGTCACGCCGGTGCTGGCGTTGAACAGCCCGTGCTCGGTGATCGCCTTGGTCGTGGTGTAGCTGATCGTCCCTACGCTGGCATAGACATTGTGTGCGGTCTCGGTCTGCGTCCCGGTCGCCCGGCTCTCGCCGTCGGTGGTCTCAATGTCCGTATCGGTGATCGCCGGATCGGTAGTGCCCACACCCGAGTCATGGTATTTGAAGTCCCCAAATACGCTGGTCTCGGTTTGCAACTGGTCGGTCACAAAATCAACGAACGCCGTGGTGACGACCCGATAGCACACCACGCCGTAGTTGACCCGCTCACCGCTGGCCTTGATTAGCGTGATCTCCAGCCTGCCATAGGCCGTCATCAGCCCGAAGAAATTGGCAATCGGGTTGATCACAAACACCCCGATCAGGCTCTTGATCTGCTGCCAGCGCAGCCAGTTCGCCAGCTTCCAGGCCAATCCCGGCCCCGGCGCTCGAATAACCCGCGCCACCAATCGTCCATTCATGCTCAAGTTACTGTTCATTTCTGCTCCTTTTCATGAGATCACATGCCCCAATCGCCATCCAATATGGCCGCACTCAGATCCGTGCTGCCGGTGTAATAGCGCGCCCGGGCCATGGCAATCACCCAGGCCGCCGTCAGGTCGATCCGCTTCGTCCGGTCAACCGACTTGCCCTTGTGTTCCTTCACGTACTTGATGTAGCCCTGCCCGTTCTTAGCGATGCTGGTATTCCCAAAGCACCACCGGGCCACCGGGTTATTCTCGTGCGTCATCCTGCCGCTTAGCATCGGCGCGCCCGTAACCGACTTGACTTCCGGCGCGCTCTCCTCCGGCGCATCTTCCGCCATCGGAACATTCCCGTTCAATAAAACCTCGATCTGGTTCATCGGGTCGGTCAGCTGGGCATAAGTCTGCGGGATGTCCACACAGGTCAGGCCGGCTGTCTCAAGCCGCTGCAGCAGCATCGCCGCCAGCGCCCGGTCTGCGCACAGCTCGATCACGTTGTACCGCCCGGCCAGCTCCAGGATCCGCTGCTCCACCAGGTTGTAATCCACCACGTTGCCCGGCGTCGGCGTGATCCACTCCCCGGCCGCCCATACGTCATACGGCACCCGGTCCACCTTGATCCGCTCGCGCATATTCTCTTCCGGGACAAAGCTCTCCCAGATCACCCGCCATTCGAGCTGGTCGCCCTGGGGAGGGAATATCAGAGCCAGGCCTGTCAGGTCGGTCGTGCTCGACAGATCCAGCCCCATGTAACAATCCCTGCCCAGCATCTCGGTACGGTTCCACTCTCCCACCGTGCTGTCCCACAGCTGCAATGGCAGCCAGGTGGTTAGCTTGGTGGTGGTCCACTGGTTCAGCCTCAACCACCTGAAGAGCCGCTCGTCTGCCGGCTTCGCCTTGGCCTTCTCCGCCGCCTCTCGCACGCTATCGATCTGGATCGTTACACCCAGGCTGGGATTTGCTTTGTGCCAGTTGGCCTCGTTGTAGATATCGTCGCCTTCGTAGCTGTAGATCACCGGGTACCAGGTTGGATCGACGATCTCGCCGGCCAGGATCTTGCCTGCATACTCATGCTCTTCCCAGCACACGCTCACCCGGTCGGGATCGTCTCCCGCCGTGGTGATGATCCACCAGATCGGCTGCAAGCGCGCATCCCCGGCGCCAAAGGTCATCACGTCCCATAGATCCCGGTTCGGCTGAGCATGCAGCTCGTCGAAGATGCACGCACTCATGTCCAGGCCGTGCTTGGTGTAGGCCTCCGCGCTCACCGCCTTATAAAACGTACCGCTGACCTTGTCGGTGATCTTCTTCGAGCTGATCTGGAGCTTTGCCCTCTTCTTCAGCGCCGGCAGCTGGTCGATCATATCCACCGCCACGTCGAACACCAGCGAGGCCTGCTCCCGGTCCGCCGCGCAGCCGTACACCTGCCCGTTCTTCTCGCCGTCCGCAAACAAGTGAAACAACCCCGCGCCGGCGCATAATTCCGATTTACCGTTCTTCTTCGGGATCTCGATATAGACGTACTTGATCTGCCGCAGCCCGCGCTCGTTGACCTGGCCATACACATCCCGCACAATGGTGTGCTGCCAGGGCAGCAGCGTGAACGGCTGTCCATGGAACTGGCCCTTCGTGTGGCGCAGCATCTCAAAGAACTTCACCGCGCGCTGAGAGCGTGCCTCGCTAAACATGGCGCCGCCGATCAGCACAATCAGCAGGATCAACAGCCATCGTTTCATTCCGCGCCGCCATGATTGACCCATTCCGTCACGTCATCCAGGAGCAAATCCATGTCATCCAGCTGCTCCTTCTCTTTGCGCTTCGGTGCGGCCGCCACCTTCGAGCGCGGCGTCAGGTACAGGCTCTCCCGCCAGCGCTTGATCAGATCCCGCTTTCGGTCTGCCCGGGTATCCAGCTTCTGGATCGCATCGAAGGCGCCCACTACCTTGATCGCCATGAACACCGCTTCATCAGCCTTCTCTTCTTCGACCAGGCGCTCATGCTCTCCGCTCAGCTCGAGCCACAACTTATAAGCCACGTCCCGCATATGATCGATCTGCTCCAGCTGCTCCACCAGGATGCAGAAATCAACCAGGTGGCCCATGTCCATCCGGGTCACGATCTCAGCTTCCAGGTCGCTGTAGGTGCGCATCAGCCGGCGCCACACCGCCGATGCTGTTTTCTTGCCTCTCAGTTCGGTCGGAGGGTACATCGGCAGTGCGCGCTGCGGTCGCAGGGCGTCTTCACGCGCGCTGCGATCGGCTCGCTCGGCAGCCGTCTCATGTCTCTCGATCAATCCGGAGGGCTTTCTGGCTGGCATTTTTACCCGATTTCCTCGTATTGGGATGTTTTTTCGCGCGGACC